TCCGTGAGAAGTAACTGAATTCTCCTCAGCAGATACAAATTTATTAATATAACCAGTACCAGTTCTAACAGCACCAGCAGATGCACTCTGGAATGTATGAGTGTAGTTACCACCAGTAATAAGAGCACCAGCAGTTGCACCAATAAATGTGTGAGCAGTAGGTGCACCAACAGAAGTAATTGGTTTTACATCAAGTGTAATCTGACCATTTTGTACCTTAAGTCCACTAGCAGATGCACTTACAAATATATGTTCAAAATCACCAATAGTAGTTGTCCCTACATCAATATCAAATGTGTTATCAGTTACATTACTAATATTCATCCACTTGTTACTAATAGGATCATTTCCTCTAGGATAAGCATGAGTAGTCATGTGATTATCCTTAGAACATGTGAATGTTAATGTTCCATCTAAAATTCTTACTTTATCACTATCTGATAGACCATGATTTAGAATACTAATTCTTAATATTCCAGTATTAGGAGTATATGTAGCAGCTTCTACAGTCTTACTAACTTCACCAACACTAGCGATTGGTAAAGATCTATTATATGCATAGTCAGAACCAGCTGGTGTACCACCAACATAACCAGAACCTGAAGCACGAGGATAAGCAACCTGTTGAGGAGAACCACCGTAAGTACACTGGAATGTTAAGGACTCATTAGCAAGTTTAACATTCTGACCTGCAAGTAGATCGTGAGCACCAATATTAAGTACTAGATCACCAGTGGTGAAGTTATAAGTTGCACCATTAACATCATATAGAACTTGAGGTGATGCACCAACATTAACTGTAATTTCACCAGTCTGTTTCTTAACAGTATTGCTAGGAGCAGAAATGAATGTATGAACTGAAGTATCAGGTGATTTACCAATTTGAACATCAAATGTATTTGTTGCTACATTTTCAATTGGAATCCATTGCTTATTAGCTGGATCTGAAATTCTTGGGTAAGTATGATATGTACTATTATCATCTTTCTTACAAACAAACTTCAAGGAATCAGTATCAAGTTTGATTAGATCACCAGCTTTCTTAATTCCATTAGATGCACCTGATTGGAATACATGTGTATAATTTCCACCAGTTGTAACAGCAGAAGTTTTAATACTATTATCTACTGCACCATAGAATGTATGAGTATAGTTACCACCACTTGTAATAGCATTGGATGATGTACCACCAGCCCATGTATGATCAGAAACATTAGATGAGATACCAACGTTAACTGTAATAGTAGTACGAGTTACATCATCAATGTAAATTGTTCTATCATAATATGGGTCTCTCTGAATTCTAACACCGTTATTAGTAGCAGACTGGAAGATGTGTGCATCTGGGTTTGTAGAAGGTGCAGAATCTAGAACGTTGATTTTAAAGGTAGTTGAAGTTACATCAAAGATTGGTAACCACTTACCGCTAATTGGGTCAGAAGATCTAGGATAGGTATGATCAGTAGTATTACCATCCTTAGCACATCTGAATGTTAATGAATCATCTACAAGTTGTATCTTATCTCCATAACTGAATCCATGAAGAGGAACAGTCAACTGTAAATGTCCTGTAGCAGGGTCATATGATGCAGTATTAACTGTTTCAGTATCAATAACATTCCTTGGATAAGTGTGTAGTGTTACACCATCTGGTTCTTGTTCAGTAGCATCTTGCTTACACTTAAAGGTTAACTTATCTTGACCAATCTTAATACCTTGTCCCTTCTCAAGACTATGATCTCCAATTGTAAGAACCATAGTTCCGTCATTTGGATTGTAGACTGCATTAGTTACATCATGGTTAACAGCAGGTGTTGTACCAACGTTAACACTAATAGTATTAGCATCCACAACAGTAACATCTAACCACTCTTCATAAATTGGATCTGTCTTACGAGGATAATTATGAACAGTCTCATGATGATCCATATCACAAGTAAATTTAAGTGCTTCTTCAGCGATCTTAATCTTACCAGTTGATACAATTCCATGACCAGTAATAGTCATTTGAAGAACACCAGTAGTTGCATCATAAGTTGCAGCACTAGGTGTTAAACCAGGAGCAGGTACAAATCTATGAGGGAATTGGTTACCACCAGCTGCAACATCTACATCAACAGTAATTGAAGTTGGAGTTACACCAATAATCTTCAATGGTGTATCATATGCAGGGTCTGAAGTTCTTGGATACTTATGCTCTGTTGCATAACCATCATTTGAACATGTAAATGTTAGAGATTCTTTTTCTATCTTAATACTGCTTCCAGCATGAAGATTATGATTACCAATAATAAGTTCTAATTCACCACTAGTATGATCATACTCAGCATGAGCAACATGGTATGCCTTAATAGGTGACTTACCAACATTGACTTTAAATACAGCAGAACTATCAACAGTAACATCTAACCACTTACCAAATGTAGGATCAGTCTTACGTGGATATGCATGGTTAGTAGCATTACTATCCATTGAACACTGGAAGGTAATAGCACCTTCATCAAATCTAATCTTATCTCCATTAGCAAGACCATGTGAACTTGAAGTAGTAACAGCTAACTCACCAGTTGTAGGATTATATGTAGATCCTGAAGCAGCAGTTAGGTTAGAAGTTCCAGTAAATCCATGACCGTTAATGTAGAGTTTGAGGAGTCCAGTAGTAGGATCGTATTGAGTACCAGCAGTACCAATACCAACATTAAATGTGAGATCATTTCCTGATTTAGTAATTGGAATAATTCTACTCCATGTAGAATCTGAAGTTCCAGTTCCTAAAGTAGTAAAGATTGGGTCAGTAAGACGAGGATATTGATGATTAGATCCATGAGCATCTAAATCACAGGTCATTGTTAGTGAATTGACCTTCATTTGAATAGAGTCAGCTGCTTGTAATGAATCTGTACCATCAGCAGCAACAGTAACTACCAAATTGCCAGTTTCAGCAGTATAGACTGCACCACTTACAGTGTAAGTATTTCCTGTATTATCAGCATCTCTAATACCACCACTAAGTGCAGAAACAAATAAGTGAGTACCAGCAGTTACTGAATGTTGTGTCTCACCAATAGCAGTGATTGGAATAGGTGTATCATGAACTGGATCAGTTGCACGAGGATAAGTCTTATTAGTTGTTTGACTATCCATATTACATTGGAAAGTCAATGAATCATCATTGATCTTAATGGTGTTACCAACGTTCAAGTTGTGAGCACCAATATTCAATGTCATATCACCTGTAGTTGCTGTATAAGTTGCAGCACTTACATCATGTCCGATATTTGGAGATTCACCAACGTTAACTGTAATATCACCATTCTGAGCTAGTAATCCATGAGGAACAGCACTTACAAATTCATGTACATAAGGACCTCCGTTATATACAACTGCTCTTGTTAAACAATTGAATACAGCACTGTCAAATGTATGGAGTGTTTCATTAGATGATATACCAACATTAATATCAAAAGTATTTTGAGTTACATTAGCAATCCTCATCCACTTACCAGACTTAGGATCTGTCTCTCTTGGATAAGAATGAAGAGTTCTATCATTATCAAGGGCACAAGTGAATACTAAACCAGCATCAGCAACTTTAACCATCTCTCCATTTGCAAATCCATGATTAGCAAGAGTTAGTTTCATCCAACCTGTAGTTGGTTCATATTCTGCGTCAGTTGGAGTGTACTGATTATTAGCATTAACGAATTGATGTGTACTTGTATTAGTTGGAGAAGTACCTTGTAATGCATTGATCTTAATGATACCACTCTTATACAGAATACCATTAGCAACAGCACTGTCAAATGCGTGAGTTGTAGTGTTAGAAGATGTACCAGGATTAACCTTGAAAGTATCAGAATCAACTACAGTAACAGTCAACCATTTACCACTAGCAGGGTCAGTAGATCTTGGATATGCATGAGTACCACCACCAGCAAGACATGTGAATACTAATGATTGATCAACAATTCTAATCTCATCTCCAGATTCAAATCCATGATTAGGAACAGTAAGTGTTAATAGACCTGTTGTAGGAATATAAGTTGCACCAGTTGCTGTCTTAGAACTAGTTCCAAGATCAGTAATCTCAACATATGTGTCATAAATTGGATCAGTTGTTCTTGGATAAGATTTGGTTGTGATATAATTGTCACCAGCATGATTGCAAACGAATGTTAGAGAATTGTTTGCAATTTTAACCATCTCACCAATGGAGAAATTATTCTTACCAACATTAAGTTCTAGAAGTCCAGATGCAGGTGTATAAGTTGCACCACTTACACTATATCCTTCAACTGGTTCTCCAGTTCCTGTTTGAATAGCACCTGTCTTCGCTCTGACAAATGTATGGTTAGATGTGTTAGAAGATGTACCAACATTAATAGTAATAGTTCCATCTCTCTTGACACAACCATTTGTTACTGTAGCAGTACAAGTATGAGTTGATAAATCAGGAGATTTTCCAACATTAACAACGAAATCATTTGTATCTACACTATCAACACGCAACCATGTATCACTAGCAGGGTCAGATGGACGTGGATATAGATGATTACTACCGTTACTATCAAGAGTACACTGGAAGGTTAATGATTCATCAGCAAGTTTAATATAATCACCAACTACTAAATCATGTCCACTAGAACCTATAGTTAAATTACCTGTAGCAGGGTCATAAGAAGTAGAAGCTTGAGCAGCAGTAAATGGTGTTCCTTCGTACTTAATTGTAACAGGTTGATCGTATGCCTTATCTCTCTTCTGTTTGATACCGTTAGCAACACCAGAAACGAATGTATGAGTATAGTTACCACCAGTAATTACAGCACCAGCAGATGCAGAAACAAATCTATGTTCTGTTTGATCTGTTGAAGGAGCAGATGGAAGAACCTGCATACTAATAGTTGCATCCTTAACACTAACAGAATTAGCAGTTGCTTGTGTAAACTTATGCTCTGTTACGTTACTAGAAGGAACAACAGGTAGAATTTGAACATCAAATGTATGATTAGTGACATTAAATGCACTTAACCACTTACCACTTGCTTCATCAGTTGCTCTTGGATATGTATGCTTAGTTTGGAAATTATCTTTCTCACAAGTAAATTGTAATGCATTATCAGCGATCTTGATCTTATCACCATTCTTAATAGGATGATTTTTAACAGTTAATGTTACATATCCTGTAGTTGGATCATAAAGAGCAAATGTAGGTGTTAGAATAGCATCACCAACAGAAGTAATTTCAATTGAAGTATTATATGTGGCACTATCGTTACCATTACTTCTAGGATAAGTCTTAGTTGTTGTATGATTATCGTTATTATAATCACAAGTAAATGTTAATGAATCCTGAGCAAGTTTAATTGCATCACCTGCAACCATTCCATGAGTACCAATGGTAAGTTCCATGATACCTGTTGTAGGATTATAATCAGCATCAGTTGGAGTATATGTCTTCTGAGGTGATGTACCTACATTAACAGTAAACCTTGTTGTGCTAGGAATAGATTCAACTTGTAACCACTTACCGTATGTTGGATCACTCTTACGTGGATATGCTTTATTAGCAGAACCACCATCCATTGTACAACTGAATGTAATTGCACCTTCATCAAACTTGATCCAATCTCCTACTTTAATGCCATGAGCAGCAGTAGTAGTAACATCTAAAACACCAGTGGTAGCAACGTATGTGGAACCAGATGCTGCTTGATGAGTATCAATAGTTGCACGAGGATAATTGTGCTCAGTAGCATCACCATCTAATGCACAAGTCCAAACTAATGACTTGGTAGCAAGTTTAATTGGTTGACCTTTATGAAGATTATGAGTACCAATAGTAAGACTCATATCTCCAGTATTAGGATCAAATGTACCAGCAGTAGGTGTGAATAGATATGAATTACTTCTTCCTACATGTACTTCAAAACTATCTGGATTTGCATTAGAAATCTTTAACCAACGACCATTCCAAGGATCTGATTCTCTAGGATACTTATGATCAGTTACATTATTATCTTGCTCACATTTGAATGATAATGAATTAGTTTGAATCTGAACTTTTTCACCATCTTCAAATTGATGTCCAGGAACCCAAATCTTAAGAGTTCCAGTTTCAGGATCATATGTTGAATGGTCAATAGTGTGAGTTGTAAATCCAACATCAAGAATTTCTAACTCACGAGCATAATTCTCATCTTCTTGACGAGGATATGTGTGCTCAGACTTATAACCATCTGCACTACATGTAAATGTAAGAGAATTTGGTTTAATAACAGCACTACCATTTGATCTTCCAGGATCAACAGCAAAGTTATGTCTCTTACCAATATTCATAGTCACAAGACCAGAATTTGAATCATAAGTTGCAGCAGTTGGTTTGAAACTGTTGTAAAGAGGAATTGGAGAGTTATTAATAATTTTCTTAGTAATATCTCTTGCTTCGTTAAATACACGAATTGAGAAATCTTCCTTACCCTTAAGATGATCTAGTGCATTAGAATTATTAACATAAAGACTTGCAGCATCATAAGTCTTGTTATTGTAACCATAGGTTACGTTATAGATAATGTTTCTAATTACATCTTTTACATCATCACGACAATCTGTAGGTCCAGTATTAGGAGGAGGTGTTGGATTAATACGATCATATGCTTCAGCAGCAATTAGATCTAAGTTAGCAATAGTTACATTATAGAAATCCTTACCATAAGTAACAGCAACTTCATCATCAGGATGAGGAATATGTAATCTAGGGAATGTAGAATCTGTCTGGAATATTGCTTCCTGAGCAATTAGATCAATATTATTAAGAATTTCTTCAGAAGCATCAAAGAATCTAAATGATACATCTCCAGTTAAGAACTGGTCACCCTCATTCCATGTTGGTACACCAGACCAATCTCGGAAAGTAGTAGATAAGTTAGCACCATCAAAGTGAACTAAGAGAACTGTATTAACATCTCCTTGGAACATGTATATTGATGGAGTGAATGTAGCAGTGTATCTTGCATTAGTAGAAACTCTAACTTCATCAACATATCCACTTAAAGCATTTGATCCATTATGATCAGCACCAATCTTAATTGGTTTTGTAGTTCCATAGTCATTATTATCAGTATAAGTAGAACCTACTTGAGTTCCATCCAAGAACATCTTAGTAGAACTACCAGATTTAGAAACTGCAATATGATGCCATGTATTCTGAGTGATAGTACCACCAGTAATTACATCAGATCCATTTACATGGAATTCTAATCCAGTACCATCAGAACGTAATGTAGGAGATACTTCATTAGTAGTAGTTCTAAAGTCAAGTATATGTTGTGTACCAGTTACACTAGAAGCATAAATGTAGCATTCAATAGTCCAATCATTAGTTCCAAATCCAAAATCTGTTGAAGTTGGTACAGAAGCATATGCAGTACCATTTAAGAATAGTGAACCACTACCGAATTTCTTCTGCAAAGTAGCAATAATAGCACCATTTTGAGCAACAGGTACATGTAAAGAAGTTGTTGCACGGGCAACTTTACCCAAATATGCAAATCCACGGGCATAGTTAGTACCAATTACTTGACCAGTTGCATTCTCACTACGGATAATATCACCAGTTAGAATTAGACCATCAGCACCACTAGCCAAATCATCATAAGCAAGTTTATATAAACGAACTGTTTCACCATCAATTATATCACCATTGATGTTAGAGTAATTGATAATATGATTTCTTATATCTTCATCAACTTGGAAAGTACCAGATGAATTATTCCACTCAAGAATTAGGTTACTTACAACCTCAGAATTCGGGAACTTACTGTTCATCTCAACAGCAGTATCAGCAATATCAGTTAGTTGCAACTGAGTTTGAGATATATTGTCAAGAATAACGTTCTGGAAGTTAACGTTTGTAATTCTGTTGAATACTAAACCTTGGAAAGAAGAACCTTCTGAAATAACAACTCTGTTATTTTGCTCATTAGTTATTGGATCTCTATATGCAGCAATACCAATAACTTCAGCAACAACACCACTCTTTTGACCAGTTAGTATATCACCAATAACGATATCAAATAGACCAGGAGTTGACTGATAAGTACCAGCAGTTTTACTTAATAAGAGTGTATCACCAACTTCAACAGTTGTTCCAAATATGTTACTACCAGTAACATGACCAACAATAGCAGTTCCATCAACACCACGATTAGCAATAACAGTATTGTTTGTAATACTTGATATAGTAAATCTTTCAGCATCTACTTGGAATACTCCAGTAGTATCCGCTATTATTGTAACAGTTGCTTGACCATCACCAGTAGTGATTGTAACTACGTCACCGATTGCATAGTTTTCACCTTTAGCGTTTGTCTTAACATTAGTAATAGCACCTTGTCCATTAGCAACAATATCAAATGTTAATCCTGTTCCAGAACCACCAGTAGTTGCTACATTTTCTTGTGTAGAGTAGTTAGTACCAGCAGTTGTTATATTAAGATCTGATAACTGATAAGCATCAGCAACATCAAATGTTGATCCAGATGCAGAAAGACCACCAGGAATAGTAGTTAGAACCTGACCATTATTACCTTCAAGGTTAATTTTCTCAACTTTAGCAAAGTCCCCTCTAAAGTTCTTAACGTCCTCCTTAAATTCAAATATTTGATTAACAGTTAAAGTAGTGATACTATCAAGATTTGCAGTAAATCCAGTACCAGAGAAGTTAATAATTTCACCTTCATTTACAAGAGGAGTATTAGCATCATCTACTTGGAATCCTGTATTAGCATCAGCAGCAGTCTTATAATAACAATCAATACTTGTTAAACCAGTAGCAACAACAACTGCTTCAACATCACTCTGAACACCTCTAATAGTATTACCTTCAGATGGGAAAATACCAGAAACTGAACTTAAATTCAATCTAATTAGAGATTTAAACTCTAAAGTAACATTTGAATACTGTACAGCAGCAGGTGGTTGAGGTGGATTAGTAAATACAATATTAGAACCCTGTACAGTAAATGCTTCACCAGGTGACTGTACAATACCATTCAAACTGATTAGGAGTTGATTAGCAGCAGCAATAACAGGTTGTGTTACAACACTACCATCCTGATCTAAATTTTGAACAGTTAATGGGAATGAGATCTTCTCACCATCAAACTGATCTGAAATATCATTAATCTTCTGAACAGTAGAAGTTAGAATCTGCTCGGAAGAAGTCAAATTCTTCTGTCTGAAACGAACCTCAGTGTTATCAAATTCTTGATAAACTGGTTCAACAAGAGTAAAGTTCTGTAGATTAGGAACAATTGCAGAATCTGCAAGGTTAACTGACTTAGTAAGTTCAAATGCAGTCTCTTTGTTCTCAATAGTTGATTTTTCAACTAATCCCAATTCACCAAATACTTTAAATCCAGCAGGGTGAACGTTAGTAATAAGGATGTCTCTCCAGTCAGATATTGAAACAGGAGCCTTAACACTATAGGAGAAGTCCTGATAGAAGTAAGAGTCTTGAATCTTCTGAATGATTTCTGAAGGTTTACCAATATCATCAACGAATCTACCTGGAGTTGTTGTTATAGCACCAACTTCTAGAACACCCTTAGCAATCGCTAAGTTATCAATTGTACCAGATGCTTTAGAAATTGTACCAGTAACAATCTGACCAGCAACAAAATCTCCTTCATAATCAACAATCTTAAGAATTCTAGGTCCGATTTGCCAACCATCATTCTCAGAAACATAACCTACAGCAGTTGCAATGTCTTGTGACTCACCCTGATAAACTAATTCACCAGCAAGGAAACGACCAGTAACAACGTTTGCAGTAGCAGCACCACCAAATGAATCAGTTAATAGTAGTTGTCTACCAGTACCTGCGTTGGTATATGTGATGTAATCACCAATATTTGCGTTATCTTTAGTAATTGCTAAACGTAATTGATCATCTTCTAGAGAGTTTGCAGCACCAGAAATAGCATAATATGTTGTATTAGCATTCAATCTACCGAAAGATGAAATTGGTAACTCTGGAGTATCTCCACTACCATCATCCTGTGCCAATACTGTTACAGCAGCACCGTTAGTAATACCGTGTGGGAATGAGAATTGTAGTAAAGCAAGGTCAAGGTTAACAACATAGTTGAAGGATGACTTCAATGTTACAGCAGGTTCAGATGAATAACCTGCACCTGGATCCTTAACTTCAATATTATCAATACGTCCGTTCTTAATAGATGCTTCAGCAGTTGCACCAGTACCTCCACCACCAGATATAATAACAGCTGGAGGTGTAGCATATCCAGAACCTGGGTCAGTAACAGTGATACTGTCTAGTATGTTTGTACTTGTTAACTGAACGTTAACTGGGAATGTGATTTCAGGACGTAATGTATAGTCATGAGTATAATCAAAACCGAAGTTGTTGTTCTTAAGTTTCTTAATCTTACCGATCTTATCTGCTTTAACAAAGATAGATGCACCAGTACCTTTTGGAGGAATAACAACAGTCAATTCTGCACCAGAACCAGCAAGACCTGCACCTAAAATACCAGTGATAGATTCAATATCAATCAATGCAGTAGTATAATTCTTACCTGGATCAACTACAACTACCTCTGAAATCTGACCTGGAATTGTATTTCCTTCATCATCAGTTCCATCAGCAACAGTAATATTAACCTTACCACCTTCACCATCACCAGTAATAGGTACTCCAGTGTATTCTCCTACAGCATATTCAGTACCTGGTTCAGTGATTGCAACTCTTTCAATCTTACGATTGGATTCAATACCTGATATAACAGGTAACTTCTTATAGAATCCACCACCATTTACAAGACGAATATCTCCAATAGAACCAACTGCTTTCTCAGAGAATGTGGTATATGTTACTCTACTTGCTTGAGCAGCACCTTCTGGTTCAGAAGTTAATGGGAACTTAAATATTGTTGCACCAGTGGTAATTGTAGCACCAGCAAGACGATTAATAACAAAGTTACCGTTATATGGAGTAGTTACAACGTCCATATATGTACCAGCATCAACTGGAGAGGTAGCACCAGTTCTAGATGGGTCAAAGTAGTATGAAATGTTTGTTACGTCATTATTAATAGAAATCTGAACATAAGGTGCAGGGTCATTACCTTGTTGGAAACCTGGTGTACCAACACGAGTAATTGAGTTAAATGAGTACTCTAACTTGAATAGATTATCCTTAGAGAAGGACATATAATATCCTTGTAGAGATGTATCATCAAGTAAGAACTTATACTTGTGCTGATAGTACATCTTAAGTACAGGATGCTTGGCATATATGTCAATAGTACCAGCAGATGCATTTGGTAGAGTAGTAGCAGTTCCTCTTAATCCTACAATATACTCTCTAGTGTTTAAAACATTAATTACATTAAATGATCCATTAAATTCTTCATTATCATTACCAGAAATATAAACATTATCATTTACAGCAAAACGATGTGCTTCAGCAGTCTTATAGAAAATCTTATCGGTATTAGCAGCATCATCTAATATAACTACCTTCTCAAGATTAGTAATTAAAGTAATCTGAGTTACAGCAGTTAATTGATCAGGTGATGCACCAATAATTAACTGAGTTCTATCTGCATTCCAACTTACTTGATCAGAAGTAGGTGTAATAACACTTCCTACAATATATGGAGATCCAGCTGGTGCAGTAGCATCAATTCTTACCGTGTAGTCATTAATATTATAAGTTTTAAATCTAGCAGATACTCCAGCAGGTATATCAAATTTGAATACACCTTGTCCATCAGTAGGATCAAAATCTTGGTTAGCAAAGGTTTGTGATGGAATTTCATTAACTTCTCCACCATCTGTCTGAATTTCGCCAGTACCTTCCCAATTTTGCCAATCAGTTGCACTACCATATTGAGCAACATATATTCCAGCTGCATCCTTATCAACAATCCTTGCAGTACCTAAAGTTTGACCAGAAGAGTTAACTTGTGAAAGTATAGACCCTACATTGTAATCTGCTGCTTGATTGAAGTTAAATCTAAGAATATTATCTGCAACTGTAGTATCTACTGTTCTAATATAGAACTTACCGTAAGTAGTTGTATTTGCCTTAACTTTTCTACCACCAATAGCAGGTATAGTAGCAGTTCTAGTTGACCAAACATCTGTTGTAGATGATATAGTCTCAGAATCAAGAGTTAATGTAGAGTTAGCATCATTATAATCAAGTACCTGTAAACCTTCACTTGCGAGTGTCAAAGTAAGAGGATTAGTTGCTTGATCCACTACATTACCATAAGTGTATGCAGCAGTATTGAAATGCCAATTAGTATTAGTTCCAATGAAAGTACCTTGACGAGTACTATCAACATTCTTATCAGTCTTGATAATTAAACCACAATCTTCTGCATAATGATATTTCTGTAGATAAGTATTAAAATCAGCAGTTGTAGATGGAACAATAACCTGTCTTACACGGTCAGTAATTCTAAATCCATCAACATTATATGAACCTTGAGTATTAACAGCAAACCCAGTGGCAGCACCTGTCCAGTTTGGTGAGTTACCCAAATAGATCTTAGCATCAGTTGGATATGTTAGTGATATAGTTCCAGTAGATATCTCAACTCCATTTGCATACAATTTGTATACATTACCATTCTTTGTCAATGCAATATGAACATAACCAATGTTATTGACAATAATATTGTTAACTGTTGAAATAGCACCCGCAGTTCTTTGAGTAGTAGCAGAAGCATACCAATCAATTGCTTTAGTACTACGATTTAACATAACAGTCACACCTGGACTGTTACCTTCACCAATACCGAATAAAACGTGGTGTGTACCACCAACAGTTGCCAGCCTTGTATCTTGCTGATCGTTAGATTCATCAACCGAGAAGAATCCTTCTACAGTCCAATTACCATTAGGATCAAAGGAATCTCTATATCCATAGACTCCAGTAGTATTACCTGGTTCTAGTTCTAAATGAGTATCGGACCAGGCAGTTCCATCCCAAGCATCAATCATTAAACCACCAGTACTACCCTTACCATTAGGAGCACCACTAGTAACATTAGAACCTTTATAGTAATCTCCGATAAGATTTCTATAAGTGATATTTCCTGTAGTATCTACAGGTTCAGTCTCAGCAGTCTGTTCAAAGTTAAACAAACCTATAACTTCATTACGATATGCTCTACCAACCACAATTGGATCACCAGATGCATCAGAAAGCATATCATTAATTTCAAATCCAACAATATTTCTAGTAAACTTAATTACATTAGTAGAAATGAGTGATCCATCATACTTAACTTTAGTTACTTCACTTTGCTTACGATAAGCATCAAATTCAGCAGTAGATTCATTAACTTCGTAGTTATAACCAAGATTATACTCACCAAATACATCAACATTACCACCAATAACCTTGAGGTTTCTCCAACTTACACTTCCAGTAGGAACCCAACGTTTTGCCCAAACAATTGTATTTGTAGTTCCAATACCAGAAATTTTACCAACAAATACTGAATTAGAGTTATTTCCAGAATATGCAGTACCAGAAACGTAAAAATCTCCAAATTCATCAATATCAAACTTAGGATCCCAAACAGAGAATCCAGAAGTATTGAAATTAACAAGTGCACTTACCGATAGTAAGAATTGTTGTGCTTCACATTCAGCAATAGCAAATGACTTAGCAGAGGAAGTTGTAGAAGGTGCAACCTCTAAAAGTGCATAGAATTTACCAGTATCTGCATTATACTTAATATCTGTTACTTTTTCTGAAGAATCAGTAGTTGCAATCTTTCTCTTTTGTTGTATAATAAGATTCTCATTGAATACAACTAAGAATGCATCATATGGGTTAGAAGTGTTAGTATTAGTATAACCACCAATACAGAACTTATTATCACCAACTTTTGTGATACAAGTTACAATATCTTCACGAGTAGAACCTGAAATACCAGCAAGTTCCTTTTGATATTGTATTCCTATATTAGCACCACCAGAAGACTGGTTGAACTTCATTAAAACAATATCAGGGTTGTAGTTAATATTAAGTGAATTTGGTTTTGTAATACCAGAAACATAAACATCTTGAGTTGTTGAATTGACATCAACATACAAACAAGTAAAATCACAATAAGTATCTTGACCACTTGGTTGATTAGATCTAGCAGTTTTTGCCCAAATCTTATCTCCAGCTTGTGAATACTTGGCAATAAAACCAATTCTATTATTAAACTGATCTAAAGTGTTACCAGCAACATAATAATCTTTAGTACTATCATCTGTAAATATTGCATTGATTTCAGTATCTTTAAGATTATTAGTATTATTAATAAAGTATTCTGCCTTCTTAAATGACTGAGGGTGTGAAATTATAAGTTTTGGAGCACTAGTAAACCCATTACCAGATCTAATAATATTAAATTCGGATACAGTACCATTACCAGTATCAATTATTGGAGTAATAGCAGCATGTTGTCCTACACCATCAATTTCAACTGAAATAGGAACATCATCATTATATCCAGTACCTATTTGAGTTACATTGATTTGTTCAATACCATCAACAACTTTAACCTTATATGTCTCAATTTCACTTGAAATATCTGGAGTATAGTTAACAAGTACTCTATCTCCATTTAATAGATCATGTGGTTCAGAACATTCTACAACACCATGAGGTACATCATCTATTAATTCATAATTGTAAGAATTAACTGTTTTACCTTCAATAGTTCTAACAACAGCAGATATACCATAACCTTCAGTATCAGTGTCATCAAATATTAAACGGTCATTAACCTGATAATTATTACCTGGGTTCTCAACAACAAATCCAGAAACAGATGCATCTTCAAATTTAGTAGTAGTTTCAACTTCAATATCAACCTTAGAGTCAAATCTAACTTTAGGGAAATAGTCAAATAATTCTAATTTATTCTCTTCTAATAGACTTCCAACATCAGTTAATTCTTCTGCTTGACCAGCAGCAGGTTCATAAGTTGCACGGAATCCAACATACTCAATATCAGTAATATTAGCAGTTCCAGCACCTGCTTTAGCAAAATCTAATCCAATATACTGATCGTATGTTCCATCAAACGCCCTAGCAAAATTTTGTGTAGAAACTGCTCTTACAAGAATAGTATTAGATGTAATACCATTGTATAGAACCTGAATATTAATAGGATCTGTGCTAGGAGCATTTCCAGCATTTGTAGTTACATATTGAGGTACTTCATAGATATCATCCTCTGCCATTGGGATCTGATTCTGATCAAAAGTGATTCTAAAGACTCTATCATCATTACGAATTGCAAGTCTCTGTCCATTCAATTGATAATCAGTATCAATTACACTATCACCATCAGCATCTTCCCAAACTGGATCAAATGTCAATTCTAATCCATCTTCAGTAGTTAATAGGTCAGCAGTTGCGTTAGGTGTACGTTCAACATCAATGTCAACATTCTCATATGGGTCTCTATAACGAATAACCCCAGTAGGAATATTAACCTGTGTAGCATTTGGTGAAAGGTTCCACTGATCTACACTTGAGTTGAAACTAGGACCGATGATATATGGGAATACTGGATTACCTTGCTCAGTAGCATCAATGGTAATGAAGTATGCATATACACCTTCTGGGAAATCGGGTGTCTTACCAAAACGACCATTATAACGGTCTAAATCACCAACACCAAAGTTATAGGTGTAATCTTCAGTATATGTACCAGCAGCATCATCCGAAAGTAAAGGTCCACCTGTTCTAACTGGAGTTGGATTAGTTGCTTCATTAAATACCAACTCAGATGCTAGACTATAACTGGGTTCTAGACGACGTACATTAGATGACTGATCAGTAGGATCTCCATATCCATAAGGACCGTAAATTGGGTTTCCATCAAACGCCCAACCTAAAATGGGTGAATGTTCAATATTTGAAGTTGCTTCAGTTAGATTTCCTTGATCATCTTCAAGAAGGTTATCTCCAAGAACATATCTAAGTCTCTTAGGATTAGTAAGGTGTGCATATTCACCACCATACTGATTATTCAATCCAGAGAAGACAGAACCTTGAGCAGCATCTAAAGATGTGATAGGAGCAAGGTTATAAGTCCAATCTTGGACATCAGCAGTAAATTTAGCGTCTTTACCAACAGAACTTAGAACAATTACTGTAGTACCTTGTGTATAGTTAATACCACGGTTATTAATGAGAATACTAGTAACACGACCTGCATTTTCACCATCAGTGTCAATAACTGCTTTTGCAACAGCACCAAATCCATCACCATAGATTTCTACAGTAGGAGGTGTAGTATATCCATTACCAGCGTTAATGACAGCAATAGAGATGATTCTTCCATTATTAACAATTGCTTGTGCCTGAGCACCAGTACCAGAACTTAAAGTAACACTTGGAGATGAAGTATACTCAGTACCAGCATTAGTAATATTAACATTCTTAATCGGACCTCTAACTGATGCTTCAGCTACTGCACCTGCTCCACCACCACCAACAATAGTGATTTCAGGTTTAGATGTATAACCAGTACCACCATCATTGATCAAAACTCTTGAAACTGCCTTATTAACTACCACAGCAGTTGCAGATGCTCCAGATCCACCTCCACCAACAATAGAAACTAGAGGAGGTTCAGTATAACCAGATCCAGAAGAACTTACGTCAATTGCAGTAATAGAACCGTTAACAACTACTTCAGCAGTTGCTCCAGTACCTCCACCACCAGAAAGTGTTAAATTTGGAGGTGCACCAGCATCATATTCAGATCCAGCATTGTCAATACTAATTCCAGTGATTTTACCAAATATTTTCTTATCGTCAGACTTATAAGACCATACAGAAACACCATTTACCCATGAACCAATTGCACCTGGTACAATTTCATCTTTTGTTGAAATTGTTTGAGCATTTCTTGGAAAACGAAGTAATTTACGCTGGTTTCCTGGAATAAGTGCTTGTCCAGCAAAAGGTCCAATTTTATAGTTAGGAATACCAGATGCAGCAACATAAACGTAATCATTATTAAAGAAAGTGTTCTGAATGTTAGTAGTATAGATGCTAATAACATTATTGATAGATTGTACGTCTGATTTACCTCTGTTAAGGTCAACAGATATCAAAATATTACCTTGAGGGATAGTAGACCCTGGTTGTGCTAACTCATACTTGAATACAGTTGCAGATTCTCTAGACTGTACAAAATACGTTCCATTATAAAGAATTGGGTTTGCACCATAGATGGTTACCTGATCTCCAACCAAAAGACCATGTGGGTTAGCACAAGTAACAGTTGCAGTCTGATTATTCAGTCCACCAAAGGTAATACCAGTAACAGAAACTAGTTTTTTAACATTATAGTTCCAAGTATCAAGTAATTTGGCATCTTCAGTAGCACCTAACTTAGAAACTGTTAATTTGTCTCCAGGTAGATAATAACTACCATCATCAGTCAAAGTAGTGTTTTCTGCCTTAACAATACCAACTACCTTGATAGTAATTTGTGTATCTTGATTATAATTTACATAAACGTAGAAATTGGAGGTTACTTCAGTAGCAGAATCCCAATCTTCTACAATTCCATTCACAGAACGAGTACACTCAATGAACTGGTTAAGTGATTTCTCTTTATAACGTATTAATTCTGTTCCAATTAAAACTTCACCGTTTCTTTCTGGCCAACCAATAGTAGAGTCAACTGTAATAACACTATCAGTTGAACTGATACCTTCAGCAAGTTTTGTCTTATATGGAATAGTAAATTGCCCTTGAATTGTCTCTTCTGATAGTACAATTTCAAAGATTTCTAATTCTGAGGTTTTAATTGAGATAAAGTTCTCAATTAGAGCAGATGCAGTACCAATAGAAGGATCTACATTATCTGGGAACTGTTGGATTAAACCATCAGCAAGGTTATTAGGATCACCTTCTACAATAACACAACGTAAAATAGTATCTACTTGCCAAGTAGCAGCAGATGGTTTAGTAATCTGTTCTTTAGGGTAAGATACGTTAACTTCTTCACCATAAAGGATTTTAAACAGATATGCAATAGATTTCGGAGTTCCTTTTGCAGAATAGAACGTCCTAATGTTCTTAATGACCGTATTAATGTTAATCTTAGTAAGGTCAATCTTAGGAATATCTGGAAGATACTGTTCTGTGAACTTAGTAAGCATCTTCTCAATAAAGACACCATCTAAACATTTAACAGTACTTGTAAGAACTGGATGAACTGCTGGATATGTTTGATTCTCAAATATAGCATTTCCGTCCTTATCATATCCAACAAGACCAGAAACACCACGAGCACAACCAACAAACTGTGCTTTATTATAAGCAGAACCTGCTTCTACAACTTTAAATCCAGTAACTTCACCAAATCCTACTTCAGCAGAGGCAGTAGCAGAAGGTGGTCTCTGAATAATGATTGTTGGAGGTTCAGTGATACTATAACCAGTACCAAAGTTGGTAATATTAATATCAGTAATTTGACCGTTGAATATTGAAGCAACAGCAGTTGCACCAGTACCACCTATAAATGCACCTGAATTATCCTTTCTATTATCAACAATGTAGATAGATGGAACGTCAACATAACCAGAACCACCAGAAAGTAGTTCAATATCAATAACTCTTCCGATTGAGTCAACAGTAACATCAAGAATTTGAGCAGCACCTGGGTCAATAATAGCAATTCTAGGAGCAGATGTATAACCTCTACCTCTATTAACAACACTAAATCCAGTTAAGGACCCATCAGTGATTTCAGCAGTAATTTCTGCTTGTACAGGATCAGCACCAGTAGGAGCATCAACATATACAATAGGAGGAACAGTGTAACCTACACCACCTGCTAAAACCTCTATAGAAGCGGGATCTACGCCATTATTAGCATCAAGAGTAGGTTGACTTAGTAAACCGCCACCAGGATCCTTAAAAACGATTCTAGGGGTGAATGTATAGTTGCTACCAGAGTTATCTAATTCAATTGCTGTTACAGTTCCATTAACAACAGTTGCTTTTGCAGTAGCAGCAACACCACCAGCAGCAGTTGGAACCTGAATATCTACAATAGGAGGTTGTTGATCACTATAACCTGCACCACCATCAAGAAGTGTAAGACTCTTAATACCATTTACAAGTGATTCAGCAGATGCACCTCCACCACCAATAGTTGTAGTAACAGTGACAGCAGGGGGATTAGTTAATCTATAATCCTTACCGCCATCCTTTACCTTAATACCTGAAAGTTGACCATTAGTAATTTGGGCAACAGCAGTTGCTCCTGTACCAAAACTAGTAATAGGTGCTTCAATTGAAGCAACATAAACCCTATCGTCAGATGCTGGTGCACTCTTAAGTTTTAAAATCTCGTTAGTTCCATCATTTACGACAGAATAATCAATATATGGAACAAGTAGTCTATCAGCAATAATTACCTGCAAATATACTGTTAAAACAGGAACATACTTAACATCACCACTAGTTAAGTTAAATTCAGTGTTTGAACTGTTAAATGTGCTATTAATTGAGTCAAGAACCCTAATAGAGTCTTGTAAAAATCCTTTTAAGTAGAAAATTGCGGTTTCTTCAACAGAATCTGAAGGGTTTGGTGATCTTGGTGGCTCTGTAAAGACTATATCAGTACCAGCAACAGTAAAATCAACACCAGGAATCAAATACTTACCAAATAGTCTTACGACAATATGGTCATCTGAAGGAGGAGCAATAGGGTTGTCCTCAGACAATAATGCAAATGTTTTTTGAACCCCATTGAACTGTAGATATGGGTTTTGTAGTTCAATCCACTTTTCTCTAAACTCAGCGTAAGAAACACCGTCAGTTAGTGAAATTTCAGGTGATTTGTCTGCTCTTTCATAGTATATAATCTCATCATTAATCAATAACGAACCATTCTGTTCTGCAAAATTATCAACACTCTCAACAGTTATAGTATCACTAGTCGCAGTAACCTCTTCAAGCAAAGAAGTCTCACTTTGAATCAAATTGAAGTCAAACTCGTCTATATTCAGGTATTCCCTGAATTCATTGACTATATTCTGCGGTTGTCCTGTCTTCTCTTGCCCTTTATAGTAATATTGTAGGAATTTCTCAAAAGCGGGATAATCAGCCCTGATAAATTCAGGCAACTGATTAAGGACGTTCTGCGATACCTTATTAGTTGTGCTTGTCATTGATTATTCAGTTCGGTCTTAGAAACACGCAATATTATTGAGATCTCCAGTATTATCTATTTCAATAGGTGTTACTGTAGTTGGTATCTCAGCATACTGTTCAGGGTTAAGATTATTTAGCGGAATTGTAGCAGGTGGTAGCGTTCCAATTGGTACAACCGTAATTTCAGGTGTTGGTATTGTTAAAATAGTTCCAGGAGTATCTGGTCTAATTTCAGATGGGTTAGCTGGTATAGTTACAACTGGTAAATTACCGCCTCCAGGAGGTTGATTTATTGCAACAGGACCGAAGCAGACTTTGCCAGATAGATAATCCACACTACCTGCACTGTTATTAGTGTAAATCTTAGAGGATCCACTGTTATAATAAGTTCTTAGGTTACCAAATCCATCATCTTCAAAATATTGAATAACTCCAGGTTTATCAGTAGTTACAAATTGTCCAGATTTAAGGATTGGTTCCTTAAAACATACACTACCATTAGTACCTGAATCACCACTATCATTAGATGGATTAGAGTCATATAGTGGTTGACCGAAGTCTATACAATATGTATCAACCGCATCAGTACTTGCATTCATCTGCATATAACGCATTAATGTAGTCTGAGTGGTAGCAGAGTCAATAGAACTATCTGCTAAACCAATTGCCTTCTGATACTTAGATAATGAGAATGCTGATCCGAAGTTATTAATATTTTCCTGAGCTGCAAATTGTTCAATTGCACCAAGTACTAATGACTGTAATTCTGAAATACTCTTACTTGTTTTGGTTGGATCGTAAAGAACAAACAAGTTTGTAGAAACATAGAGGAATGCAGGGTCAGTAATGACTGGTTCAATGGATGCCATTGAATATTGCCTTAAATCCTTCGCAATTGACAATTTTGTCGCATTATTGAGTAAATTTCCTGTTTTTGTCTTAATTGCGATGTAAACTTTACCATAAACAGGGGGTGATAGCTCATCTCCACCAAAAGCAATGACACTTTGGGCATTTGAGTACACTTTTTTAGTAATTA